TATGCCATCTATGTTCATGAGAATCTTCAAGCTCATCACATTGTGGGCCAGGCAAAATTCCTGGAGCAACCACTCATGGCTATGATAGACGATCTAATTCCTCTCATGTTAAACTACATGAGGCAAGCGGAGGAGAGATCAACATGAGCTTCTTAAAGGAGGTATATGACTATCTGATAGCTCAAGGAGTGGGTACCTCATCCAACATGTTCTATGGATACATGCCTGATGAGCCCTTTAACAACCTCACTATCTTCGAGTATGCTGGCCGGACTGAGATCGAAACCGCTGATCACAAGATCATAAAGAGGCCTGGGTTGCAGGTCAAGGTCAGGTACCTTGAAGATTACGACCTAGCTTGGAACTGGATAAGGCAAGCTGAAACTACTTTGAGGGCCGCTCAAGATGTGGTCCTGGGTACGACCAAGTATCTGTGCTTTGAACCCCTTCAGGAGATCTTTCCTCTAGGCTGGGACGGAAACAGATGCATCACGTTGGCCCAAAACTTCGGAGTACAAAGGAGCGAATAAGATGACGACTGGAGCAAAGATTGCCCATGGCACGACCTTTAAGAGGGCGGGCGTAGCAATTGCCGAAGTCACCAAGCTGGGTGATTTCGAGATAGAGACTGATGATGTGGAGGTTACTAACTCTGGGTCCGGCGGATGGGTAGAGAAGATCCCCGGGCTGAAGAGCGGTAAGGACCTCACCATCGAGTGCAACTACATCCCCACGGATGCGGTCCAGCAGGCACTGGTTACGGACCAGGCTGCGGGTACCATAAGCTCTTTCACCATTGATGGGCCGACTGGACTTCCGTTCTCCTGGGGCTTCACGGGGTATGTGAAGAGCTGCAAGACTGTCACCCCTCAGGATGCCAAGGATGCCGCCAAGTTCGTGGTAACGATCGCCGTCACCGGACAACCGGTACTGACCTACGCCCTCTCTGGGGATCTGACTGGTCTGACCATCTCTGTGGGTAGCCTGATTCCGGGCCTCACCGCTGGGATCTACGACTACGGTGACTCTCTGACTGCTGGAACGGCTTCGGTGACCATCACTGCCACCAAGGCTTCAGCTACCATCCTTCTGTATGTGAACGATGTCCTGGTTCAGACCCTAACCAGTGGCTCTGCCTCCTCGGCAATCACTACCCCTGTGGGTACTACGAGGCTGCTGATCACCACTCAGGATGCTGGCAAGGTCCCCAAGCCCTACAGGGTCAACCTCTACAGGAGCAGCTGATCGGAATGATAATGGTTCCCACCGGTCGGACAGTCCTTACTCGCCTTGAGCAGCAGGGATTGCCCGACAAACTCCTTAACTTTTCCTTTACCATTGGCACTATGTACGTGTACGAGGAGATCTGTGGTAAGAGGATCAAGGACTTTGACTTCAAGGATAAGCAGGGAAAGGCCCGTATGGGAGATATCATTGACCTGCTCTATGCGGGGTTATATGACATAGACAATCCCGAGAAGAGTCCCACCAAGGCCGAGATCGCCAGATCTTACACTTCCAAGCAGGCCCCTGTGGTAAACACCATGATCGCTCGTGTCATTGAGGCTTCTTCCCCTACTCCTACTGAGGAGATTCGTAAGAAGGCTCAGGAGATGGCGAACAGCCCAAACCGGAAGAGCCCATAGACTATCATGATCTATGGGCGCATGGGTGGTATGACCTGAATTGTCATGGGAACGAGTTATTCCAGATGACATTCCGCATGCATGATGCCCTCGCCCACAGATATGCTATGGCCCGTGAAGTAAGAGAGACGCAACTGGGCAGAGTTGCAGCTTTCTTTGCTACTAATTTCTTCGGTTCTGAGAAGCAGCAGTGGACAGAAGAAGACTTCATGACTATCCCCAGGACACCGGAACCTGAGAAGCCTCCCCTGTCTCCTCTGGAAACTCTTGCACACATCCGCATGATGAACTCTCTGGCGGGTGGAACGGAGGTGGTACTATAGCCGAACAGGAACTCAATGTTAAAATCACAGGAGATGCAACAGGTGTTAAGAATGCCTGTAATGAGGCGTCCCAGGCGGTAGGTCAAACTGCCGATGATGTTCAGACTGCCAACAACAAGATAAATACGTCAGAAGACGAGAAGGACAAGAAAGTCACCAACACCGCTAAGAATGTCAAGGAGTCCAGTAAGTCTGTTGGATCCAGCTTCTTGGAGGTGGGCCGGTCAGCCACTAACCTGGCTCTGGGAGCTTATGTTCTCTATGATTCCTATGATGAAGTTCAGAAGGCTCAGACGACTGCATCTAAAGCTAACCTTATTCTATCTAAGTCACAAGAGGAAGTACAGAAGAAGCAGGAAGAATTAACTGATGCAGTTAACAAGTATGGGCAGGACTCCCCTAAAGCTACTCAGGCCGCCTTAGATCTACAGCAGGCCCAAGAAAGGTTGGCTATTGCGGAAGAGAAGGCCGAGATGGCTACGGGCAATGTAGATGACGCCATGGTCAACTTCTACCTTGGTGGGATATCTGGTGTCATCGGACTTATCTCTGGAGGTGCTGGCCTTCTTAAGTCAGTCAAGGACCTGGGACCCAGCTTTGGTGCATTGGCTGTAAAAGTTACTGCAGCTGGGGGAGTAATGCCATTCCTAGCTTCTATGCTGGGTATTACTTCAGCCGCAGAAGCGACTACAGCTACTACCACGGGAATCTTATCCGGTGCTATGGCAGGCCTAAACATTTCAATGGGCCTGATCCTTATCATCATCGCAGCGATTGCCGTAGCAGCTTACTTGATAATCACCAACTGGGACTCCATCAAGGGATTCTTCGAGGGCCTGTGGAATGCCGTGAAGGGAATCTTTGAGGGTGCCTGGAATGCCATTAAGGGCATAGTGATGCCTATAGTAGATGCCATTCGGGCAGGCATAGAGTTCGCTTGGAATGCCATCAAGACGGTCATAGACTTCGTACTGGGGCTCATCAACCAGATCATCCAGACCTATATGAACTTCTGGATGCCCATCATATCTCCAATCCTAGAAGCCATCAAGTTGATCTTCCAGGCAGCTTGGAATGTCATTAAGTTTATCATAGACTTCGTGCTACAGGCTATCAACCAGGCGATCACACTATACTTAAATATTGCAATGGCGATAATTACGCCAATCCTCAATGCGATCAAGGCAATATTTGAGGCAGTCTGGAATGCTATCAAGGTTGTGATAGATGTAGTGATGGGTATCATCAACACGGTCATTACCACCTACATGAACATTGCTCGTACAGTCATAGAGACAGTACTCAATGTTATCCGGGCTATCTTCCAGACAGTGTGGAATGCCATTCAGGCGGTAGTTCAGGCGGCCATGCAATTTATCCAGAATTATATTATTGGGCCGATGAACACCATCAGGGATGGTATAACCTCCGTGCTCAACACCATCAAAGGAGTCTTTGAGTCGGTGTTCAATGGCATCAAGTCGATCGTTAAGGGCGCTTTCGACTTCATCATGGGATTTATTCAACCCATCCTAGATGCTGCCGGTACTGTCATGGGTGCTGTGAGTAAGGCGGCATCTGGTGATGTGGTTGGGGCTGCAGGTGATCTAGTAGGTGGACTCGGTAAGATGCTGGGACTGGCTGAAGGAGGTGTAGTGGCCCCTAAGCCCGGAGGTACTGTGGTAAGAGTGGCAGAAGCAGGTGAGCCAGAAATAGTTTCACCCCTGTCCAAAGTCCCCCAGATATTGAGCAAGTTGCCTCAATTCTCACGGGCCAGCACTATCTCTAACATCTCTGCAGCTGGTTCCAATCTCTCTGAGAAAACCAAGGAAGGTGGCATCGGCACTTACATCAATGGAGATGTTAACTTCATCGTAGAAGGAGCTCAGGATACGGGGGCAATCATGAGAGACATCTATGGATTCACTAAGCAGATGGGGTGGACAAAATGAGTTACTCGGTAGTACTGGATGGAGCAGCAGTCACCCATACTCCGGGTACTCTTACCTTCGGTAGTGAGTTTGGATCTAGGTCTACGGCCTCTGTGAAGGTCAAGGATAAGACCAACTCGATCGACTACATGGCCCTCATGGGGCAAGAGGTCCAGATCACTGATGACTCCGACAGTTCGATCATCTTTGCCGGAGTCTTATCTGACCCCACCTGGAATATCATACTCGGTACCCAGACTGCTGTGGAGTGGACCCTTAAGTTCAGTGACTTCTCCATACTAGCAGATCGTGTAAGGGTCTTTGAGTATTTTGAGAATGCCACCACTCCGATGACCTCTGACATAGTCAGGTACATCATCACTAATTACCTGGCCCAGTTCGGAGTCACAGCAGGTACCATAGAAGATGGTACCATAGTGAGTGAGGTAGCCTACAATGGACAGACTGCTGGATCAGCCCTCAAGGAGTTGGCCAAGAGAGATGGTTATGTCTGGAGGATAGATAAGAACAAGCAACTTCACTACCAATCTCAGACCTCTGTGGCCGCCCCGTGGGATGTGACAGAAGCTACTAAAGACTACAAGTCCATGTCGGGTTCCGGATCCATAAGTGACTATGTTAACAAAGTCTACCAGAAGGGCCCTGCCAATGGCATCTCCGATATGAGAACTGAGTCCTATGTTGGGGATGGGGTTAGGCGTCAGTTTAAGCTGCTCTACGAGTGCTATAGTAATGTCTCCATCAAGGTCAATGGAGTAACCAAGACCGTTGGGATCAAAGGCGTATCGAGCGGTTATGACTTCTATTGGAAGCAAGGAGATGACATCATTGAACAGGATGCTGCGGGTACTCCGCTCACTGGCTCTGACACCATTGCTATTACTTACCGTGGCCAAGTCTCTATGTTTGTGGAGATCGAGGATGCGGAGGGAATAGCCGCCCGTGCATTGGCGGAGGGGACTAGTGGGATATATGAGGGAATGTTTGAAGATGCCTCGGCGCTTTATTTGGACCTAAACGTGCAAGCTGCAGAAACCAACCTAAGGCAAAGACCCTACGATAAGGTGGATCTAACTTATATCACAGCAAGGGCGGGTCTTCAGGCTGGCATGATGCAGAACATAGAGGTAAGCTTGAGAAGTATCTCAAAGCCATTCCTCATCACCTCGGTTCAAGCCATGGAGATAGGATCCTTCGATCGCCGTCTCTGGTATACCGTGAAGTGTGTCTCTGGGGAGAGAGCTGATGACTGGATTGAGTGGTATCAATCGATTGCCGATAAGACTGATTACTCAATACGGAAATCAGAAATCGTCAGCAAGTGTGCTAAGATCAATGCCACCTGTGTCCTCTCCTCTGTGATATCAGTCATCTCCAGGCCACAATGGATCTGGGGTACTGACTCAACAGATAGTTCTCTTTTCGATGGAGGTGATGCCCATTGGTGATCAAAGCACAGGCCTACTGCAATGTTAGGATCTACAGGTTCAAGAAGGGAGATAGATCTAAGCGGGAGTTAGTCCAGAAGGTACACAACCTGGTCTTAAATACTGGGCTAAATCAGATCAGAGATGCCCTCAATGGGGCCGCCTGGCATCTGGGTGCTGTGGGCCTAGGGTCTAATGGTACCGCAGTCCAGGCGACTGATACCTGGGGTTTGACCCCTCTTATCTGTGAGGCACCCACCTCTTCTTACTACAAGAATGCTCTCTTCCGTGCCACATTTTTATTGGAGGAGGGTGATCTTAATGGCAACACTCTTAGGGAGTTCTGGATAGCTCCCTCAACCACAGTGGGTACCGCTTACTCTCGGGTAGTCTTTGATCCCATAGCCAAGACTGATGACTATGCCTATCTCTTTATCATAGACTGTACCTGGGGAGGGGCATGCACAAGGAATGCCTGGTTCATGCTGGCTGCTCTAGCGGGATCTGGAGGAGCTTACTACTACCAGCTCAACCAGTTGATGTGTGGTAGAGGAACTACTCTTCCAACGGTATATGATGAAACACTAGCTGACCCATGGACTATGAGTCCCATCCCCGTGGCTAGTTCGGTCACTGCTGTAGGGGAGCTAACCCTTCGCTTCACAATAAACCCAGATCAATTCAACGATGAGATCATGAGAGAGGCGGGACTTTACTTCTCCTGTATCTCTGGATCCAGTCCAATTACCGCTCCAGCCTTATATTGCCGGAACCTCATAGATCCGGCCTATGCGATCGAGGTTGGGAAAGGTGCTCAAGTGGTCTGCGTTTTAAAATGGGAGTCGGGATAAAATGGTATACTCGAAGACAAAGGTAATGGCAGGAGATCCTGGTACAGCGGTTCTAGAGAATCACGTCCAGACTCAGTATGATGAGGTTGTGACTGACATGGCCGCAGGAACCATCCCTGTGGCCGCTGCTGCCCTGACGGGAACTATCAATTCAGCTAGGCTCCCATCTGTGACAAGGAGTATCTTCCTATCTGCGGGAGGTGGAACCCCCACTACTACCAGCGGTTGTGCTCCTCCTGCTAAGCTGGAGCTACCCACCAATGATATCATGCTGGTAAGTTTGGACTATGCCACAGGAGAGTATGCCACCTTCATGTTCGCTATGCCCGATGGGTATGCGGGAGGTACTATCACTCCGGTATTCTACTGGACCGCTGCCTCGGGTTCTGGGACTGTCATCTGGGGTATCCAGGGAAGATCACTGGATGATGATGAGGCCTTAGATCAGGCTCTGGGAACGGCAGTCACTGCAACTGATACCCTCATCACAGCCAATGATGTCCACAAGATAGCCGGGTCGGCTTTCACTCTGGCAGGTACCCCCGCAGGTGGGGAACTGGCTGTAATCAAGGTTTATCGGAGTGGAGGCACCCTGGCTGTGGATGCTAAGCTTATAGGTGTCAAGCTGGAGTTCTCATCTACCTACTCCGACTGAGGTGAACTATGACTACCACCACAAACTCTTGGGCTCTTCATATAGGGCTGGGTAGTAAGGCCGGCTATGCTGCCGGTTACTTCTACCTTTTCTTCTCTGATGGTACTAACATTAAGTACGTTAGTACTAGTGACAGTAGCTTCAATCCTACCACCTTTGGAACTGCTGTGACAGTGAAGGCAGGCAGTGATGGGTCTTACTTCCAGGTCATCTTCCAAGACCCCTACGTCTATATGGTCAGCGTCACCCCAGACAGTAAGCCGATCAAGTTTAGAAGGGGGTTATGCTCAGGTGGATCCATATCTTGGGATACAGAAGTAACTGGACCCACAGGTACTCAGATGAGAGTTACGGGCATAGACATCACCGATGAGGGCTATGTCCTTGTGGCTTACTATGCAGACAATGGGGCCTATGTCTCAAAGAATGCCAACAAGGATGGTACCTGGTCCACTGCCTCGGGATATCCCAAGAGGCTGGATGATGCTGACTCAGTTAACCATATGGTCAAGGTTCTGGATACCGGAAGCGGTAACTGGTATGGGATGTACTGTGGTGTCACAGGAGGACACATCTATGGCCGCTACTGGAATGGATCTACCCTAGCTACTAAGGAGCAATGCACCGATGTGATCACCTCTGCCGTCCACAGGTGGGATGCCAGGGCAGTAGGATCCACTATCTTCCTAGCATGGAATGGGCAGTCCGGTAACTTCTACCTCTATCGGAGGGTAAGATCAGGAGGATCATGGGGAACTACAGCAACCATCTGGACTGGAGGTGGGTCTGACTATGATAAGGTCCCCGCCGTATCTGTGAACAAAGACCTGGGTGATGTCTATGTGGCTTGGCAGAACTACCCAAGCTCTGCTCATGTCTACTATCAGAAGTACACAGGGGCAACTAGCTCCTGGGGATCTACCGTGGATGCGGTAACTGAGTCAGCTCTGCCAAACCCTTATCAGATCGTAGGTATATCGAGGGCCATGAATAATTCTCTGGTCTTTGCTTACCTGAGTGGTTCAAGCCCATACACTTTGGACATACTCAGATTCGAGTCTCTGACGTCTAGTTCCGGAGGAACTGGGCCGTCTGGAGGCATGATGATGTATGGGGGAATAGGAATAATTTAGGAGGTATAAAAATGGTCGAGAGCAACATTAATGATCCCTCCCAGCTAATGAATGTGCTGAGAGGAGGTACTGTCAAGTGGCTAAACCAGTGCTTCGGTGTTTCGGGTAATGCCAATGATGATGGCCATCCGATCAACTTCCCTCCAGCCGATGGACTGGAGTATACCTACTGGTGCAACATCATGTACAACCTTACCCTCGTAAACGTCAAGAAGGTTCGTAATGGGGGACATGATGAGCAGGCCTATGAAGTCTTCATGGCTGTGGGAGCTACCAGAACTGTCGAGGCCATGGTTACAATGCTCAAGGCCGCACGGGCCTACAACATCAAGGTGATCACAACCCTCGGGGGATTCAGTGATGCCAGCACCTGTTATAAGATCTATGATCTCTTCAACAAGGACTCCCAGATGTACAAGGACTTCACCACTTTTGCTGCAGAAGTGGCTGATGGCCTGTATGACTACCGGGATACCCTGGAGTTGTTGGAACTCCTCAATGAACCTGACTTCATGCAGGTAGTGAAGGACTACTGGCTCAAGAACTTCAAGAGCCTATTGCTCGCTGATCCCCTGGCTATCATAAAGCTCTATGCTGCTTGGGTAGACCAAATGATCAAGGATGTCAAGGCCAAGCAGAAGAAGCCTGGGGTGGCCATTGGAATGGGAACTGCCCTAGACTCTAATCTCTACTCCGATGCCAACGGAAATGCCCGAATGGACTGGCTTGCTGAGAAGGCAGTACCCAATGTGATCAAGATGGTACTAGCTCCCTGTGATAAGCCCAGCATTCATTCCTACATCGGGGAGAACACTTCTGTCCACGAGCAGGTCTGGAGAACCCAGAAGCTACCGGCCTTTGTGGCTGCGGCCAATGCCCTGGGTAAGACTCTGATCGTGGGTGAGACTGGATCCCTTTGGGTTGGTGGAACTTACAACTCTGGCATGGATGCGGTCTATCAGACCTACAGCAACGTGGAGAAGTACTGGATGATCAGATCGTGGGACCCTAAGATCTACAAGATCCCCACCACCTATCCCCCGGAGACCGTGATCGAGACTCCGGAACCTGACACTCCTGCAACCGATCCCCCTGCCTCCGAGGACACGGAGCAGGAGCCCACAGGGCCGGAAGAGGATCCCTCCGAAGGGAACCCGGAGCCCTCTACCGACCCTGTGGTTGAAGATCCCTTCCCGACCGACACCACCACTCCCGAGTCTGAGGAGCTGAGTAAATTCAAGAAGTTCTTTAAAATAGGGAGATACACATTTTATTACCGGAGGGATTAGAACGGCAGACTACCAAGAGTTCATGAACAGCCTGATGACCCTCTTTGCGGCGGCCAAATACTATAGTGAGGCCCCGGAGGAGGAGAAGGAAGAGGCGCTGAAGGCCTTAGAACAGGCACGCGATGACTTTGTAGAGGTCGCTAAAGTAGTCATCGGGGAATTCAGTGAACAGCTGAAGGCGCTCCTAAAACAGCTTTCTATGAGCATTGAGGAATTAAAGAACAAAGAAGGAAAAGAGTAAACGGTTTAGAGGGTGCCTCGTACCCGGATGTAACGTACGATCCCATGAGATAACTCGGGGTTGGTACGCTTCGGGTACTTAAGGCACTCTCCAGTTGGATCTTTTTCACAGGAGAAGGAGCATGGCCATCCGGCTTTAACCCGGGGGCAGGTATCCGTGATACAAAGCCACATGCCCTCCCGGAGAAATCCTCCATGCTCCAGAATCAACTCAAAGAAGACCGTTGGATCCCCTCTGATCTCATGGGGCTCATAGATCTTGGTCCGAGTTCCATACTTACTCTTCACTCGGTAGCCAGTCTTGTCCTCTAGGATCACTGCCACCTCGTGGGTCTTGGGGTTGATGTAGCGCTGTATCATAGTAGGCCCTCTGCCTTCCTGACCTGGTACTTCTGCTCGGCTTCCCTGCAGGTTGATGCGATCGCTCTTAACAAAAGGGGATGAGTTTTGAGGTTGTCCTTCTCGGCCTGAACGCCACAGAAGGAGCCATGATCATCTGTGAGGCCATACTCACAGTAGATGCACTTTGAAATGTGGGACATAAAAGAAAAATGGGTTTGAGAGGAGAAGAGATCTCACTCTTCCTCTTCCTCAGAGTCTTCCTCAGACTCCTCGTCCTCGGGCTCCTCCTTGGGCTCGATCACCTTAGCCGCTGCCTCCTTCTTGGTGAGTTTGGGCTTCGGAACCTTGGCACCCTTCGGAGCTGGCTTGTCCTCATCCTCGGAGGCCTTCTTAGCCTCCCGAGCCGCCTGAGCGGCCTTGACGCCCTTGTTGGGATCTGCAGGACCCTCGTGGTCCTTAGCCTTCATGGCCCCGTAGAGGAGGTGCTTCCCATCGAAGTTGAGCTTGACAGTGAACTTCTC